ACCACAGCCACAGTGGCAGGATTGGCTGCCAACATCAACGCCGCTAGTATAACAGGCGTTACTGCCACTGCCACAAGCAATGTGTTGCGTATCTATGCAGATAGCACTGCAGCCAATGATGGATCAACTCTGAGCAATAATGGCGTTGTCACAATTGACGCAGGCACAGTAGGTGGCTCAGCTTTGCTTACAGCACTAGGCATCTCAGCAGGTGAGTATGCTGCCCCTGATTATGATCCAGCTTACAGTTATGAACAACCACGCTGGAGAACCACAGATACTGACGGCGGCCGTCCAACAGGTTCTGTATGGCAGAATCTTTCCACAGCCAACAACGGTTTGAACCTGAGCTTCAAATCATACAGTGCCACCTTGGGCACGTTTGTGGCACAAACAGTGCCTGCCTACACTGGCGACACAACTGCAATTTATAATCTTGACCCCACCGGTGGCGGCAAGAATATTCCTGTAGGTACTAGTTATGTGCTGTTTAACAGTTTTTTCTATTCAACTACTCCACTGACAACATTTGCATTTGAAATTTTAAATCGTTATGCAACTGGTGCTACAGAAGTAACAGGAACAACAACTCCTGCATCATTCACAGTAGGTAATAGTTTTAATATATCTGGAACTGCTGCTGGACAAGCTACCAACAACCAGGGAACCGCCACAATTGGTGGCACCGGCAGTGTGGCAGATTTTATTGCAGCAGTGTCAGCAGCCAATATTCCTTATGTGTCAGCTAGTGTAAACACCGCAGGCAACATTGTGTTCACACACAGTCAAGGTGGTACAATATTTGTGACAAACGTATCAGGTACTCCTATCACTGCTGCAGGCTTTAGTACATCTACGGACAAAGTACGTCAGAGTCCATCAATAGCAGGGTCTCTGATATTGAGTAATTTTGTAACTGACCCACTGTTTACCTACAGTGCTAGCCCAACAGCACCAGATCAAGATCCTGTAGATGGAAGACTGTGGTATTACAGTGCAGTTGACGAAGTAGACATCATGATCCAGGACAACGGCGCCTGGGAAGGATACCAATTGGTGTCTAACGATGTTCGCGGAAATGATTTGACCTTGTGTAATGCTACTGGTCCTATCATCTCGGCCACAGCACCTACCACACAAACAGACGCAGCCGAAAGTGATTTGGCCTACGGCGACTTGTGGGTAGACACATCAGACTTGGAAAACTATCCCAAACTATATCGTTGGGAAAGTGTAAGCGGACTTGATCAATGGGTAGAAATTGATACCTCAGATCAGGTCACACAAAATGGTATCCTGTTTGCTGATGCACGATGGGCACCCAATGGCACTACAGACCCTGTGGCAGATCCAGTCCCAAGCATTCAAGATCTACTGGAAAGTGATTATCTTGATCCAGATGCTCCTAACCCAGCACTGTATCCACAAGGCATGTTGTTGTTTAACACACGCCGTTCGGGTTACAATGTCAAGAGCTTCCAGAGCAGTTACTTCACCACCACTGCTACTGACTATGCAATTGATGCATGGTCAGCCAGTACAATTTATGGTGAAAATGAATTTGTAAGCTACAACAATGGTATCTATGTGTGTATTTTGGCTCCTACTGCCAATCAAAATCCTAGCAATGGTACATACTGGGCATTGATCAATCTCAATACCTGGCTCAGCACCAGTGGCAACAGAGACAATGGCGCCATGTGGTCAGGTCGCTTGGCACAACGTCAGTTGATTATTCAAGCACTCAAGAGTGGTATTGACACCAGTGTCACAGCACGTGAAGAACAAACACAGTTCAACATCATTGCCACACCTGCTTATCCAGAGTTGACACCAAACATGATTGCACTCAGCAACGAGCGCAACAACACATTGTTTGTGGTAGGCGATACACCAATGCGTCTAGGACCTGATGGCAACAGCTTGGTGGCATTTGCCACCGACAACAACGGCCTGGGACAACCCAACGGTGACGGTAATTCAGCAACCAGCAACTATTGCGGTGTGTTTTACCCAAGTTGCCAGACCACTGACCTTGGTGGCAACACAGTTGTACAACCTCCAAGCCACATGATGGTACGCACAATCTTGCGCAGTGATGCTGCAAGTTACCCATGGTTGGCACCAGCAGGCACACGTCGTGGTGTAATTGACAATGCAGCATCAATTGGTTATATTGACGCCGCAACAGGTGAGTTTAACCAAATTGGCGTGAGTCAAAGTGTACGTGATATCTTGTATGAGCGCAACATCAATCCAATTACGTTTATTCCAGGAATTGGTATTACCAACTTTGGTAACAAGACTTCGACCGCAACTACCACGGCCTTGGATCGTATCAACGTTGCACGATTGATTGCATTCTTGCGTGGACGACTAGAAGAAATTGGCAAACTGTACTTGTTTGAACCCAATGATACAATCACACGCAATGAAATCACCAACACTTGCAACAGTTTGATGATTGACTTGATTGCTAAACGTGCGATCTATGACTACTTGGTGGTTTGCGACTTGAGCAACAATACACCAGCACGTATTGATCGTAACGAACTGTGGGTTGATATTGCCATAGAACCAGTAAAAGCGGTGGAATTTATCTATATTCCGTTGCGTATCAAGAACACTGGTGAGATCGCCGGAGGCGCTGGAGTTTAAAAAGGTGGCGGTTTCGACCGCCTCCTTTCCAGGTAAATAAACATATAGGAGATAACAAATGGCAGTTTCATCATTACAGCGCATGACAGTACCACTAGCTAGCGATCAAAGCTCTAGCGTACAAGGTTTGTTGATGCCAAAACTCAAATATCGCTTTAGAGTGATGTTTGAAAACTTTGGCCTTTCAAAGCCAACAACAGAATTAACCAAGCAGGTAGTGAGCGTGGCTCGTCCTAACTTGACATTCGAAGAAATCACATTGCCAATCTACAACTCAACATTGAAACTGGCCGGCCGCCACTCTTGGGCAGACGTTGCTTGCTCAGTGCGTGACGATGCCAGTGGCAGCGTAAGCAAGTTGATTGGTGAGCAATTGCAGAAGCAAATGGACTTCTTGGAAATGGCATCTGCCGCTTCTGGTATTGATTACAAATTCTTGACCAAGATTGAAATCCTAGACGGTGGCAACGGTGCTGCAACTCCAGTGGTTCTCGAAACGTGGGAATTGTATGGCTGTTACTTAAAAGGTGCAGACTACGGCGAATTAAACTACGGCACCAACGAAGGTGTCACAGTTAACATGACCATTGCTTATGATAATGCTAACCAGACACCTAACGGTACTGGTGTTGGTACAGCAATTGGTAGAACAGTTGGTGATGTGGTAACTGGTGCTGGTCAAGGCGCTTAACCCTTAGTGGGCTAATATGCCAACATTCGGCCAACAATTTTTACAAGGTTTTACTGGCACTAGCAGCTTGCGTGATTACACTCACGCAAGCAAAGCCTTCACAACCAATGCATTTGAACTCAAGCCACGCTACAAGTTCCTGTTTCATGTGAGCTTCACGCTCAACTCAGACATTCCAGCAATCTCCAAAGTCATTGGCACACAAGAAGCACAAAATCTCAGTGTGGTGGTCAAAACAGTAGACCTACCCAAGTATAGTATTGCAACAGAAACTCTCAATCAGTACAACCGCAAGCGTGTGGTACAGACCAAGATCAATTATGAACCAGTCACACTGACATTTCATGATGATTCAGGCGACAATGTGCGCAACATGTGGTACAACTACTACAGTTATTACTACAAAGATCCCAGCCAAAATTATCTAGCACCCAACAGTACCAATGGTAGTCTTGGTCAGTCGGGCAACAAAGCATCAGGGTTTGGTTACAATGCTCGAGACATTTACGAAAACCAACGACTGGGCAATGTCAACGACTGGGGTTTTATTGGCGAAGCATTCAACGATGGTGGAAGTGCCGCATCAGGCAAGCCGCCATTCTTTCGTGACATACGTATCTACGGCATGGATCAACACAAGTTTGCTGAATATGTGTTGATTAACCCAGTGATCACAGCTTTCAACCATGATCAATATTCTTATGCAGAAGGTGCTGGCACCATGCAAAACACCATGACCATTGCATACGAAACAGTGAAATACTATTCTGGTGCAATTGGTAATCAGCGTCCTGACACCAATGTTCAAGGCTTTGCGGATCCTGCACACTACGACACCACTACCAGTCCCATTGCAAGACCTGGGTCAAGAGCCACAGTGTTTGGACAAGGCGGTTTGTTGGATGCAGGCGGCGGCATCTTGGAAGATTTGCAAAGTGGCGGCCTATTGGGTGCCATCGGCGCTGTACAAAAAGCTGGCACAGCCTACAACACATTCAAAGGCAAAAACATTGCCAGTATTGCCAAGAGCGAAGCAGTCACACAAGGTGTCAAAAGTATTCAGGGTGCTATCCCAGGCGCCATACGCAGTATTCCTGGTCGTTCCAGTGGCATGTACTTTCCCAGCCCACAGAGTCCCAGTAACAACACTACAGGTAGATAATCATGTCCACTATTAATGATACCAACTACCGAATCGACCAAACGGTAAGAGTTTTTGATACGTTTTACGACTATGATGTTGACATTCCTGTGGGCGAATACGATGTGGTCAACAGTTATTTTCGATCAATAATGACCACCAAGCAAGCCGCAGATAACTTTACTGTGAGCTTGTTCAAAGTAGCCGAAGATACCAAAATTCCAGCCCTGACACTGTTACAGACTTTTCAAACCAGTGGCGGCGGAGTT